AGGACCGGTCCGATCGGAAAACGGTTTTGAAGACATAACAAAAAACGCAGATACAGGTGCAGTTACATCTAATGCAGCTTATGGAAAAGCTATTAGAGGTGGTGTTCAATCTTTATCAGGAGCAGGTGCAGTTGATTTAACTAACTTGGTAACTGAGCTAACTACTACTGGAGCTAATGCATTAACTTTAGCTGATGGTACAACTTCAGGACAAGTTAAAATCATTAACATGATCGTTGATGGTGGAGATGGAACTTTAACTCCAGTTACTTTTGCAAATGGAACAACAATTACTTTCGATGCGGTAGCTGAATCAGCTACTTTAGTTTGGAATAGTACTATTGGTTGGGTTGCAACTTCAGTTCAAGGTGCAACAATAGCGTAATAAATAATTAGTGTGGGGCTTTGGCCCCACATCAATTTAACGGAGAATAATTATGGCAGGCGGCGGATCTTTTATAAGTGATCAGAAGTTTACAACACTAACAGCAGACGGTAATTTTAAAACTATCACTGGTGGTAGTACAAATATAGGTCCTTGTAGAGTTACATACATACAAGCTCATGCAGCAACAAATGGTGTTGTTAAATTACATGATGGAACTGGAACAGGTGGTTCTTTAGAATTACAAGTCAAGTTTGGATCTGAAGGATTAGATTTAATGGTCCCTGGTTCTGGTATAAGATTTAAAACAGGAGTCTATTTAGATTTAGATCAAACAGACTCAGTAACAATAGGATACACAGGCTAATGAAGTCAGACGTAAAAGCAGTTAGAAAAACAGGAACAGGTTCTGTATTCGCAGGAAGAACTAGACTAAGAGGAATTATTTTAGCATCAACAGGTTCTGCAGGTTCAGTTACATTACAAGATGGAAACTCAGTAACACAGTTTCAAGTAGATGTACCAGCAGGTGATGTATTTTCTTACAATCTAGCAGAAGACGGAATTTTATTTGAAAGTGGAATGACTATTTCAGCAATTTCAAATTCAACTGTGACTGTCATCTTAGATAAATAGGAGAGTAAATGGCTAACACTACTTCGGGTACAACTACCTTTGAAAAAGGTTTTTCTATTTCAGATATTGTTGAAGAGTCCTATGAAAGATTAGGTATGCAAGGTGTTTCTGGCTATCAATTAAAGTCTGCACGAAGATCTCTTAATATTTTATTTCAAGAATGGGCAAACAGAGGTTTGCATTATTGGGAAGTTGCAAACAATAATATTACATTAGTTGCAGATCAAGCAACATACACAATGTTTAGATCAACAGCAGATGGTACTTCAAGCGCTACTGCTGTTTATGGTGTTGATGATATATTAGAAGCGTCATACAGAAACTCTAATGTAGATACACCTCTTACAAAAGTAAGTAGATCACAGTATCAAGCTTTTTCAAATAAAACTTCTACTGGAACACCATCACAATATTTTGTTCAGAGATTTATAGATAAAATCACAGTTACTTTATATTTAACACCCGGGTCTAGTGAGGCAGGTAAATTTTTAAATTATTATTATGTAAAAAGAATTCAAGATGCAGGTGATTATACTAATGATGCAGACGTACCTTACAGGTTTGTACCATGTATGACTGCAGGTTTAGCTTATTATCTTGCTATTAAAAATGCACCTGACAGAGTTCAAATGTTAAAGATGTTATACGAAGATGAATTACAGAGAGCTTTACAAGAGGACGGCTCATCATCAAGTACTTTTATTAGTCCTAAAGTTTACTATCCGGAGTCTTAATGTCTAGTCTTTCTTCAGGTAAATACGCACAATTTATATCAGATAGATCAGGATTAGCTTTTCCATATTCTGAAATGGTAATAGAGTGGAACGGTGCAAGAGTACATACTTCAGAGTTTGAACCAAAGCATCCTCAACTAGAACCAAAGCCACATAGTGCAGACCCGCAAGGTTTATTAAATGCAAGACCTGCAAGAGTTGAGCCTGCTGTTGCAAGAATATTAACTTTAAACCCATTGTCCGCTACAAATGGGTCTACAACAATTACAGTGTTTGAAGACAATCATGGAAGAACTACAGGTGATACTGTAAGATTTAGAGATGGTGAATCTGGTGCAGGTATAACTTCTGCAGATATTAATAACGCTTCGGGATTTACAATTACAGTTACAAATGCTAATAACTATACATTTACAGCTTCAGGTACAGCAACTGCAACTGCAAAAATAGGAGGAGGAAGTATATCGGCTGGTCCGGTTACACTATCACCATAATGGCATACACATTAGCAAACTTACAAAGCGATATTAGAAATTATACTGAGGTAGACGATGGAGTTTTATCTACAGGAGTTTTAAATACAGTAATTAAAAATGCTGAAAACAGAATATATAGAGAAGTAGACTCTGATGATAATAGGTTTTACGCTACATCAAACTTAGTTTCAGGTAATAGATATGTAACTATTCCATCTGATCTAAGATATATTAGATATGTTCAACTAAAAGATAGTTCTGGAGATCAAGTATTTTTAGATAAAAGAGATACTAGTTTTATGGCTGAGTATTATAATACTCCTGGAACAGCTTCAGGACTTCCTAAATATTATGGCAATTGGGACGCTACTTTTTGGGTAGTGGCCCCTACACCAAATGCAACTTTTGAGATTACTCTAGCTTATACTAAACAACCTATAAGTATTACCAATACAACAACTCCAACAGCTGCTCCAGCAGCTACTTCGGGAACATATGTATCTAATAAATATCAGGATTTACTTTTGTACGCATGTTTGGTAGAAGCATATGGGTACTTGAAAGGACCCGTAGATATGTTACAATACTACGAACAGTCATATCAAAAGGCTGCAAAATCTTATTCTATTGAACAAGAAGGTAGAAGACGTAGAGATGAATGGCAAGATGGCGCTATTCGTTCACAAATAAAATCGCCATCACCATAATATTAAGGAGATAAAATATGGCAAACGTAGTACCGTTTTCTTTTAAAGGTGAATTGATGTCAGGAACGCATAACTTTGCGAATGGCGGAGACTCTTTTAAAATAGCATTATACACATCTAATCCTTACTCAACATCTAGCACAGTTGCTTTAACTACTAATGAAGTTTCTTCTGCAGGTAGTTCAAACTATGTTAGAAAAGTTTTAGGTAGTCAAGCTGTTGTAGCTTCAACTGCTACTACATCTGTAGACTTTGCAGATGTAACGTGGTCAAGCGCAACTTTTACTGCAGCTTTTGCAGCGATATACAATGACGACCAAAGTGATAAGTTGTGTGTAGTTTTAGATTTCGGTGGAAGTAAAACAGCAACGAATGGTGATTTCACTATTTCGTTTCCTGATCCTTCTACTGCTAGTAATGCAATTATCAGTTTAACATCGTAGGATTTTAAATGGCGTTTAAACTAAACGATAGGGTAAAAGAATCCAGTGCAACAACTGGAACAGGGACGTTTACACTAGGTGGAGCAGTTTCAGGTTTTGAAACTTTTTCTGCTGGTATTGGTGGAGGCAACACTACTTATTACTGTATCTTTGAAACAGGAACAAATAACTTTGAAGTTGGTTTTGGAACTTTAAACGGAGGAGCAAGTACACTTGCTAGAACTAATATTATCTCCAGTTCTAATAGTGATGCTGCCGTAAACTTTGCAGGTGCAACAGAAGTATTCTGTACAGTGCCTGGTGCAAAGATTAGTTTACCTAAACCGGAAGAGTATGGTTCTTCATCAGCGCCAAAAATAATTACTGTTAAGGTTGGGACAAAAACTACAGCTCATCCGTATTCAGGTCAAGGATCTTCTAGTGCATATTTTTTTGATGGATTAGAATCACCAGCAATCACATTTTCAGGTGCAGACTCATCATACAAATATTACTATAGATTTGATCAAGCTGATTCTAGTAACTCAGGTCACCCATTAAGATTTTATTTAGAGGCAGATAAATCTACAGCTTACACAACGGGTGTAACTACAAATGGTACGGCTGGATCGTCTGGTGCATATACACAAATAGCAGTTGATGTTAACACACCAAACGTTTTATACTATCAATGTTCATCACACTCTTTGATGGGTAACTTTGCAAATACTATATCTAATTATGCAAATGGAAATTTAACTATAGGATCTCAATTAAGAATGCCGGATAACACATCCGCTAAAATATTAGTTGCAGATGGAACAAGTTATCAAGAATCAGCAGTATCAGGTGATGCAACAATCGCATCTGGTGGAGCATTAACACTAGCTAACTCTGGTGTAACAGCGGCTAGTTATACAAATTCATCAATTACAGTAGATGCAAAAGGTAGAGTTACTT